ATGAAAACCATTGAAAGAACTGAATACCTGAATCGAATAAAGAATCTTAAGTATACGCCTGATATAAAAGTTATTACCGGTATCAGAAAATCGGGTAAGTCAATACTGATGCAGGAGTATGAAACAATTAAACATGAAGCAAACTCCACATGATACAAGACATACTTGTATATCATTACTGACAAAAGCAGATGTAAATCCAACTACGATCAAGAAGATAATAGGTCATAAGGGAGCCATGAGTTTAACTGAAAAAGTATATACTCACATGGACTATCAGACATTGTTGGATGCGATCAACAAAATATAAAAAAATGCCTCGAAGTGATATTTCTTCGAGGTTTTTCTATTAAAAATGTTTGTGGCCTACTTGTGTCCTACGCATACGATTTCATAGTATTTAGGCAAAAGAAAAAAGCCTTTATATAAAGGCTTTTGCATTCTCTTAGTAAGTAAAATACTAACGTTTAGATAGTTCCAAGATAACTGTGTTCCTTATATTATAAGGCTTTCTGATGTGTTTGTCACTCTTTTGTTTCTATCAGGTTACTAACGCAAAAGTCTGTTTACTTCTGCTTGAACAGCAGAATAATTATATCCTGCCTGTTCTAACTTAGATTTTCGTGTTGCACCATTGCCCCATTTTCCCTGAATAACTTCCTTTGCAACTTCAGTCACAGACTTCTGTCCACAAAGTTCATTGACTTTCTGCTGAACTTCAGAATAGTTATATCCTGCATTTTCAAGTGCAGTCTTTCTTGCAGTTCCATTTCCCCATTTTCCTGCAAGAACTTCTTTTGCTACTTCAGCAACTGATTTTGTTGGTGTGGATGTTTTACCACTTACAAGTTCATTGACCTTTGCCTGAACTGTTGCATAGTCATAACCTGCTGATGTTAGTCTGTTCTTTCTGTCATCACCATTACCCCACTGACCTGCTAAGACTTCCTTTGCAATGGTTGTGATGTCTTTCTTTGTTGTAGAAGGTGCAGGTGTGGATGCAGACTGTGTTGTGTATGCAGGAACACCAAATCCCCTGATATACTTTCCATTGACTGCAAGTGTTCTTCTTCCAACCTTATTTGAAGTGTTTCCTTCAATAACTGTGATTGTCTTACCATCACATTTTTCAACAATTCCAACATGGTCAGATGAACCTACATTGTCACCAATGCCTGAATCCTGCCAATCATAGAAAATGACATCACCTGCTTTTGGAACATATGCATCATTTTCAACCCAACATCCAATCTGCTGAAAACCTTTAATCATGTAATTACATGAACATTCTGTTGGGATGATTCTTGTGTAACCAAGTTTTACCGCAACAGCAGATACAAAGGTTGCACACCATGCATCTGTATATGTTACCTTGTAACCCCTTGGTCTTGGATTCTGTGTGTTGTATAAATCAATAATTGCTCTGTGTGAACCATCTGCTTCATTATATCCAAGCCATGCTTTTGCCTGATTCACTACTGCTGTTCTATCATATGACATACTGTTGTTACCTTCTTTCTTGTCGTACTGTGTCAAATCATACTGATTGATTAACTTCATGTTGTTATCTACATAAGTAGAAGATGTTGCATATCCATCTGCCTTGATGGTTTCAAGATATGTCTTAGGGTCTGTAATGCCCTTCAGATTGCTATATCTTGGAAGCTGAATGAATTCAAAATACCCTTTGATTCCATCTTCCATGCTGTCATAAACCCTGAAATTGTCTTTGATGGTTGTCAGTGTTCCAACTTCATATTCTTCCTGTGTTGTCAGATTCACTGATTTTCCTGTCCATTTAGTCCCACATTTCAGACCAAAATAATTGTGATAGGTGGAAGCAAGTTTTGACTTGCCCCACCCACTTTCTAAGATTGCCTGTGCAATGATTGGACTATGAACCAAGATTCCATAAGACAGTGCTACCTTGCAGACTGTATCTGCAACTTTCTTGATGAATTCATGATTAGTCATTTATTACCCTTCTTTCTGTTCTGTTAAAACATCAATTGCTTTGTTGATTGCATCAGGTAATGGAAGACCCATAAGACCTGCATTTTCCACAATTGAAATCAATTCATTTGCCATAAATCCAATGATGACTGCATTTCTGATGTAATCCACACCAATTGCTAAATCTAATCTATATGCAATCAATACAAACAAAAGGGTCATGCATTTCCTGCAAAGTCCTTTCCATCCTGCTTTGCTTTCTAATGCACCTGATTCAGTTTTGTTGGACTTGTGAAAAACACCTGCAACCACCAATCCTGAAAAGTAATCAATTCCCATAAAAATAAGTAATGTAATCAAACCTGTGTCCCATCCACCAAACGCTGATGCAATGATGCTTCCAATGACACCAATACCTGTGCAAATTCCTTCTTTAATATTCATTTTGTTTATCTTCCTTTCTGCATAAAATAAGCACCATGCATTTCTGCATGATGCTTTGCTGTGTGTTATTGACTTATGCCTGACCTGCTAAATCACCACAATCAAGGTCAATCAGAACCTGAACAACCTTGTCCTTGATTCTTGCAGGGACATCATCAATTGTCTTCACACCCTTGATGATAAGTGTTGCATATACTACTGCCATGTTTTCCACTTCCTTTCTAAATAAAATATTTATGATAAGATTGGTTATCAATCTTCATCACCTACTTCAGCAAGTTCAGGATGACCTTCTTTGACCAATTCCTGCTTGACTTCATCTTTGATTCTTGTTGGTACATCATCAATGGTTTTGATTCCTTTGATGATAAGATTTGCATAAATCTTCACCATGACAATTCACATCCTTTCTATACTAACATTTCATATACATCACACAGTGCAACCTGTGTCTGTGTCATCTGTTCTTCAAGACTTGCATTCTTTTCTGCCTGAATCCTGATATATTCATCTTTGTCATACTCTGTCAAAGTGAATTCATACATTGTGACTTCATCATCTGATTCAGGATTCTTCACTTTGATTTCAGTGATATCTTCATAGCTGAAGACCCTTGATTCAGTGATTTCCACATCTTCAGGTTTTACTGTGCTTCTTTGTGTTCCATACTGTTTCATGCTACTTTTCCACCTTTCTTGACATTCAATTCATAATATTTAGTTGCATATGGAATCAATGGTTCAACATATTTCTGTGTCAGTCTGAAGCAATTTCCATAATCAGTCCAATCTTTGTAAGAATTTATTGAACACCATTCTGAATAGTTCATCATGTTCCCTGATTCAACTTTCTTCTTTATCTTCACCATTTTCTTCTTCATGTCTTTGCAGGTCTGCTTTCTTAATAGCACATAGGAAACAAACACCCTATAACCAAGGTAATCAATACCCCTGACATAAGTTGGAAACACTTGATAATTCTTCTTGATTTCTAACTTCATATTGTTATGGAAGTATTCATTGATTTCTTTCAGCAACTGATGCAGTTCTTCCTTAGTTCTTGCAAGAATTACAATGTCATCCATATATCTGAAGTAGTATTTGACATGCTTGACTTCTTTCATCCAATGGTCAAAATCACTGAAGTAATAATTCCCACTGTACTGTGACAGGTAGTTTCCAATTGGAATCCCTGTGTTTGGGTCAATGTCTTCATCCAATAGATATATTGAAACAAGGTCTTCATCTTCTGCTGTGTTGATTGAATCAATGATTTCATCAAGAATCCAAAGAAGGTCATTGTCTTTGAACATCTTTCTGTATTTCTGTTTCAGAATGTCATGATTCACTGATTGATAATAATGTCTTGCATCTATCTTCAGACAATATTGACAGTTTGGAACATCATGTTGGACTGCTTTCTTTACTCTGCTAAGTCCTTTGTGAATTCCCCTGTCAGGTATTGCTGAAAAGGTATCAGAAATAAGGTGCTTGATTAAATATGGTTCAATTACCTGCAAGATTGCCCACTGTGCAACCCTGTCAGGAAAATAAGGAAGTTTATAAATCTTTCTTGTCTTCCCATGCTCATTTTTATAGAACACTTCATATTCAGATGTATGATAGGTTTTATTCATCAGCATGTCCTGCAATTCCTTCAGGTACTTGTCAGGGTCAGAATCAATCATTTGTACTTCTGCATACCATCCTTTCCCTTTCTTTGCATGTTGGTGTGCCAACTTCAAATTTTCCATATCATAAATCTTTTCATATAAATGTCCATAACGCTTCATATAATTACAACCACCAATTCTTTCTGTCATTTTTGTATGCGTGCTTCTGATTCTTCAACTTCCTTTCAGGATTTACCAAAACAGATTTATTCCATATGCTGTCATCAATGGATGACAGGCTTTTGTGTTTTGCCAAGTGGCAGGGTCAAGTAATTTCCACAATTTTTATATATGAAAACAGACAGTCCTTTTGGACTGTCTGAAATCAACCACGCATTTACTAAGTGACTGCTGATATTACGATTACGATTCCCAACACTGTTATTCAAATTCCAATAGAAACTACCTGCATTAGAACCATTATTCCAATTACTGCCTAATAGAGTAATCCTGAAAATGTTTTTATTGTGTACAGATATAACAACAAGGTGGAAGATGTTGCCATCAACAATTACCTAACCCATATATTTAATTAAATAGTGACTGTTGGTACATACACCAAGCGACCGCCGACATCACGATAACGAGTCCCAACACCGCTATACAAATACCAAAAGAAACCACCCGCAGCAGAACCACCATTCCAACTACCGCCCAACAGAGCAATCCTATATCCATCCCAAGTGTTGTTCTGATAGTAGTAATCACCAACAGGAAGTGAACTGTTTCCTTTGACTTCAGAAGGTAAGAACAGCCAATCATACTTTGTGGAATATCCCATTGCTGAAATATATCCATTTTCTGATGGAAGTGCGAAACCAATATTTTCATAGTTATCTGTTTTCTTAGATTCAGCATAATTAAAATCTTTGCACACATAACCTAAAAATGGTTTTCCAACTTCACAATAAAAATTGATTCCATATGCAAATTTCCAAATGTTACCCCAAAAGTTTTCAACACCACGATAACAAATAGAAGTTTTACCATCTACTGTGTAGTCTGTTGCTTTACCACCTTCATATGTGGTTGTTTTTGTTGCTCTGCCTGTTTTATTACCAAGTGAAGCAGTTGAACCTGTTGCACCTGCATAAGAACTTGTTGTGTCAGTTCCTATTGACCAAGGAATATTGACAACACCTTGACCAATAGCAGTCTGAAGATTCATCATTCCCATTTCAACAATCATCAATAACTGTTCCATTGATGCTGTCTTGATTCCAAGTGAATGCCATCCTTCACCCCTGTTCTTTGCCATCTGTTCAATGTTTGGTCTTGTCAGGTTCTGTGATATACCTGTTGCAGGTCTTGCCCCTGCAATGGAACTGAACTTGTCTTTGGAAGCATCCATGACCTGTTCATCATTCAGCATATAAGCGTTTGCAGATGTGTCATAGATACATCCTTCATATGCTGACATCAGGATATAATCAACTTCATTTCCATTCTTATCATAGAATGCAGGGTGAAGTTTGAATCCTGCCCTTTGTGTTTCACTGACATAGTAGTTTGCTTTTCTTAAATGATAACCATAGCCTGTTTCCTGTCTGTCATATTCAAGTGGACACACAAGATAATAGAACTTAGGCTGATACACCATGACCTGACCATTTGAACCATCTTCTGTGTAACCTTCATCACCATAATAAGCATTGATTGTTCCACCATCAGACACATTACATCTTTTTCTTCCACCATACATTTTGAACTTGTCAAAGTCTGCACCTGCTGTTAGATTCTTTGCACCTGCTATTCTTGTGCAGGTCTTGTTCTTATAGTCCATAGTGATACCAAGAACATCTTCTGTTTCAATCATTCCAAGATATGCTCTGATGTCTGTGACACCTGACAGAATTTCCTGTGCATTGAAGTCTTCACTTCTTAATGCATCAAGGTTTGCTTTTGCTGAAACATTTTCAGCAGTAAGCTGATTGAATACATTAGTTGCACTGTTGGTTGCATTCTGAAGGTTTGTCTGTGCTGTTGATGCCTGTGCAATAACACCTGATAAAGATGATTGTGCTGACTGTGCTGAACTGATAACTGCATTCAGGTCACTTCTTGTCTTAGTTGCATTGCTGATTGCAGTATCAAGGTTATTCTTTGCTGTGTTACCTGTTGATGTACTTGTATCAAGGTTTGATTTAGCTGTCTTTGCATTACTGATTGCAGTATCAAGTGCAGATTTAGCACTGTTTGCTGAATTGATGGAAGAATCAAGATTTTTCTTCACATCATTTGCAGATGCTGTTGCAGTCTGTACAGTTGATGTTGCTGACTTCAGTGTGCTTTCAGCATTATTTGCTGAAGATGTTGCTGAAACCAAGTTTGTTCTTGCTGTGTTTGCTGAAGTGATTGCACTGTCAAGTGCAGACTTTGCTGTGTTTCTTTTGGATGTTGCATCAATAAGTGCTGTTGTTGCATCCTGTGCTGAAGCAACCTTTGCATCAAATTCTGCAACAGCTTC